AATCGAGAAGCCCATTTCCGGGAAGATGTATGTGCTGTTTGCACCAAGCAGTTCGCCTGAACCAACGAGAAGACCCATTGTATAGTTGTACAGGTCGTTACCAGCGTTAGTGTTTGCAGACGGAGCAGTACCAACAGTGTTAGCACCAACAGCTGTGTCTGAACCAGCGCCTGTGTTTGCAGAGCTAAGACCTGCACCCAAACGCGAAGAGTGACCAGTGTTTGCTTCGTTATAGAAAGCTTCTGATACTGATGCGTCAGTTGAGTTGGCATACTGTGCGCGCATCGCGAAGATGAGGCCAGTTGGACCAGACATTGGCTGAACACCGCAGACGTCATAAGCGACGAGGTTTGGCATTGAGCGACGAACCAGTGAAATCAATACTGGATCGAAGTTAGCAACATTGGCGTTACCTACCGAGTTAACTGCTTCGGCTTCACCGAGGAGTTGCTGACCACCTGATTGTGCAGCTGACTCGCGGAGAGCTTTTTCAGTATTCTCGAGAACTGTTGCTGTAACAAGACGCTTGTGGGCATCTTTAATATCTGGAAGGTCAGTGTGCTCAAGCACTGGCTTCCACTTGTTGTTAAGTTCCTCAGCTAACATTTTTTTCTCCCTTTACCTAAGGATTTAGTTTAATTATTTATCAAATTAAAATCTTTTGTTTCTAGAAATTGCACTGACATAATTTGCCATGTCGCCAGAAACTACTGGTGATCTATCTGAATCGTCTGATTCCTCAGCTTCTTCAGTCAGAACGCCGGTATTCACTGATTTGTTTTCAGAAAAATACTTTTCTTTAATGATGTTAAGTTTCTTTGAAAATGACTCTTCATCAGTAAATTCAATTCCTTCAGCGAGAGTACGAAGCTTTTCTACCTGAGTGGCAGCAAGACCTTCTGAAACCTCGTCAAAGGTAGTTTCTTTACGAGCTTCATCAATAGTATTGTGAAGTTCGAGATTCTTATTGATTGCTTCATCAAGCTTAGCTTCAAGTTCTTCAACAGAAGACTTGAGTTCTGCTACAACATCAATCTTGTTTTCAGGAACGGTGATGTAAGACTCTGCAAACAGATTATACAATCCTTCCATGAAATTCTCTGCAATATCTGCACGAAGTGTAGATTCAATAGCAAGCTGATTTTCTTCCATCCATGATTCTACTACGTAGTCCATGTATTGATCAAGCTTTTCTGCCATTTCTTCTTTTACTGCTTCTACTTGTTCAGCAATAACATTTTCCGCTTCTTCAGCAAGACGGGCTTCTTCAAGAGAAACACGCGCAGCAACTGCTGCTTCAAAAATAGTTGTCATCTTTTCTTGTGTTTCTTCTGAAAGATCTTCACCAGCAAACATTTCTGCAACGTCTTCTTTTACAGCAGACAACGTATCCATTGGCATTTGGCCAAGAGCAGGACCGCCGCCTGGTGCAGTTGCAGATGGAACATTATCGGTGCTCATCTTTTGAATTGAATCGTTAAAGAAGTGCGAAAGATCTTCACCTTTCATTTGAGAAAGAAGTGAAGAAAATGTTGCAAGCATCTCAGCGCGAGTTGGATTCGGCTTCAATGTAGCAGCACCAGCTGACTGCTCCTCTAGACCTTCTTCGTCTAGAACTTCATTCTCAACAACTTCTTGCTCGAGAACTTCATCCTGAACGATTTCAGTAGTTTCTCTGTCTGACATTTTAGACTCCTTGTAGTATTTTTAACTATTTATTTGTTTTAAATTTTAGAAATCTTCTTCATAAAGTTCTCGAAGATCTGTAACTTTTGCATTTCAAGTTCTCGCGAAGAAACTGCAGTTTCAATTTCTTTAACTGTTTCTTCTACAACCTGCGGCTTTTTAGCAACAAGTAATTCATTTTCCCAAATCCATTCTACACCTTCCATGATGCCATTTACAAATGCATCTGGAGCGGACGGATCTGCTACGATATCAGCGGCAGTTGCAAGATGAAAATCATCTTGTACTTCATTAATTCCTTCATTGTTTGGTTTGAGCGAACCCATACCACGAGAAGAAACGCCAAGTTTTACACCATCTGAAATAAGACCTTTTGCAATATTACCAAAAGGTGTGTCCATCAATTTTGCTTTACCAACAAAATTGTTACCTTCTCTTTTCAAAGAAGTAATCATATGAGAAACACGATCCAGATTAATCTGCGGACCTTCGGGATGACCAAGCTCGCCAAGAGCTCTTCCCTTTTGTGTGTAATTTTCGTTGTAACGATTAACTTCGTTTTCCAACATTTCTACCGGATAAACTCGACCGTTACGATTTTTAATTCCACCCTGCAAGAAAATACCTTCAATAAAGACGTTCTTTTTGCCTTCATCGTTGGCTTCAACAATGCAGCTTAGATCCTCGACTACTTCTGTAATTAGTTTCATCTTCTTACCTTACGTATTAATATAATCTGATGTAAATGTGCCGATTTTCTGTACTTCTAGCATAAGATATGCATTAGCAGTTCCAGAAAATTCTACAGTTAGGTTTGCGGACTGATCAACAGTAATAGGCATTCCTGCTGCAGCATAATCATGATAACCAGTGGAATCATAAATTGCTACAGTATTAGCACCTCTTTTTAAAATTGCAAACCCCTCACCAGCTGCAGGATCTACTCCCCAGAATGCCTGATTAATTCTGACGCCAGTAAGGACTTCATCACCAATAGCTAAACACGTGTTTGTTGCATCGACGTTTGTCGTAGTGCTATTACCCGAGCAAATAATTGTAGTATTAGCTACAGCTACATGAATAACAGCAGAAGTGTTTTTTCTATTTGTTATTGTTACTGCCATTATTTACCTCTATTCTGAATAGCGAAGTCCAACATCTGATCAATGCCGCTTTCTGTTTCACAAACCTTTAAAAATACATTTTGATTTTCTTCGCTGAGTTTTGAAAAAATATTAACTAGAGTATCTTGATGCCCTTCTGATACGTTTTCAAGCCGCGCAAGAAGTCTTTCTTCTTTAGTATAACCCTTGCTACCACGTTCTGCAGTTAACTTTGCAGCAATCGCCATGGCTCTGCGCTTCTTGTCTGACTTGCCTTTAAACTGAGGAGCGTCAGAATCCTGGAAGTCCTTGATTACATCACCCATGGAAGCCTTATCCATGTTCAGCTTTTCACTGAGTTTATCTGTAGCCTTATTGACACCTCTTTGTCTTTTTAAAGCTTTTTCACCAGTTTTTTCGCCATGAGCATAATTTCCTTCTGCATCATGTATACCTGATGCGTATGATGCTCGTCTAGCATATGATGAAGCTTTCTTTATATAAGATCCAAGTGTCTTCTTAGATAACTCGTCAATCTGTTCGGCTTCTTCGTTAGCAATTTTTTTCATGGTGTTTTTGCGACCATAATACTTGTATGCTGAACGAGCATCCGTCTTACTCTTATCATAGTGCTTATCAATTTCAGCAGCTGCTTTCTTCATGTAAGATGCTTTTGTTTCTTTTGAGAGTTCGTCGATCTGTTCAGCTTCTTCATTGGCAGCAACGCGTGGTGCTTTACCCATTGAGGCAGCAAGACCTGGGTTTACTTTGCGGCCTGCCAGTGAATAACCTTTAAGTCTATTTACGGTTTTCTTTTCATCTTTACCATACTTAGGATTAGAAGCAGCTGATCTATATGCCATCAACTTGTCTTGTGAGAGCTCATCAACCTGCTCGACTTCTTCATTAGCAGCAACGCGTGGTGCTTTACCCATTGAGGCAGCAAGACGTGGAAAAATCTTACGTCCTGCCATCTTATAACCAGACATTCTCTTCTTCAGAGTCTTGGTATCCTTACCATCTTTTGACCAGTCACCGCCGCCGACTTTCATTCTATCCTGGATGCCAGTGCCTTGCTTATTAGCAGCTGATCTATATGCCATCAACGTTTCTGGTGAGAGTTCATCGATCTGCTCGGCTTCCTCGTAGACTTCCTCGTCTTCACCCGGCTCGTATCCGTGGCGGTCTTTTTTACGATCAGCCTTTTTAACATTAGCAGCTTTAAATACATCATCACCGTTGCCATTTCGATCGTCATGTTTTTGTACAACATGCTTATCGACGTATTCTTGCTCGTCGGGATTCTTGACAACCATCGGACCAAGCTGTCTTTCGTTTAAAAAGTCTTTAAGCGTCTTCATCGTTGTCTTCCTCTGAATCTGTATCTTGTGTTTCTAGATCTTCTAAGTCTAGATCATCGAAGTCTTCTTCGCCAAATTCGTCATCATCTAATTCCGAATCTTCGATTTCAAAATCTTCTTCTTCAAAATCATCAATGTCGATATCATCATCGTCATCGTCTTCATCAGATGTTTGGAACATCTGTTGTGCATAAGTGTCTTGATAATCACTTAGTGCATTTGAAATTTTATCTGTCATAATATTATCAAATGTTTTTGCAAACTGAGAAGGCTGTTGATCAACAGCGCTGTTAATTAGCTCATCAATATCTTCATAAATGTTATTAGCCATTTCTTTCTCCACAAACTTTTTATTATTTATAATCATAATTATTTTCTTGCAACCAAATCAGGCAAATTAGGTAGTTCTTGGCGCGCTGGTCGCTCTTCAGTAGCTGGTTGCTGCTCTTGTTCTTGTTCTT